TATATAATTATGGGTAACACAGCAAGAGGAAAACACGCATTATTTATTTCAGACCGATCTGGTTTGGCATATCCATATACTGAAATGGTTAAAGAATGGAATGGTGCAAGAGTACATACTTCTGAATACGAACCTAAACAACCTCAATTAGAACCAAAACCTTACACTGCAGATCCTCAAGGATTAATGCATCCAAGACCGGCAAGAACAGAATTTCCAACAACAGATTTTTTACCAAAAAATCCATTTACGATGACTAACTCTTCAACTCAAGTATCCGTAAATTTTCCTTTTAGTGGTTATCAAACTGGAGACTTTGTAAGATTCTATGACGTGAAAAATGCTGTAGGCGGAGTTGCAATTTCTACTTTACAATTAGAAACTACTTTAAATGGTAACATCACTGCAACAGATACTTCAATTACTTTAACAGATTCTTCTGCTTTTCCTAGTCAAGGATATATTGCAATTGAAAAAATAAATGCAACATCTGGATTGTTTGAAACTGAAACTATTTATTATAATGGAAATACAGGAAACGTTTTATCGAATTGTGTTCGAGGAACAGCTGCTCCTTTTAGAGGACAGACTCCCAAAAACACACCCGCAGGTGAACACTCAAGTGGAGCAAAAGTTTACAGTGCTTATGCAGTAACGATGGTTCCAACTGTAGTAACACAAGCGGGTCAACCTTCAACTGTTACAGAGTTTAACAGTTTTACTTTTAACTTAATCAGTGCTGCAAGCAGCACAGAAACGGGAGGCGGGT